GGCTTGTATTCGTATATCTGAATCAGGGATAGACCTAAACGATTGGGAAACCCACGCCGCGCCGCGCCTGGAATCATTGTTACCAATCGGCGCAAAATCTTACGCCGCCGAAATTTCGGCGTGGTCATTACGACACATGGGTATCGAATTAATGGCCTGGCAAGTGATCGCGCTACACGGCCAAACGGCGTACTACTTAGACGCAAATAACGAAGTACGGTTCTATCATCGAACCGCGCTAATTTCGACGGCTAGGCAGAACGGAAAAACGGTCGCACTAGCCGCGCTACTCGGTTGGTGGCTAACCGATCACGCGAAGCAATTAGGCAAACCGCAAAAGGTTATGAACCTGGCGCACCTATTAGAAACCGCACAAGAACTATTCGAGTATCTGACGCCGATACTTGTGCGCGATTTCGGCGGCCCGTCGGTACGTCTAATCGAATCTTACGGCCGATCGAAATGTGTACTACCTGACGGTTCGATATGGTACGCGCGGGCCGCGACGCCAAAGGCGGGCCATTCTAAAAATTTGGATTTGATCGTGCTAGACGAAATTTGGGCGATCGCGCCAGGGATAATCGATACTGGATTGATACCTACACAACGCACCAAACTAAATCCGTTGTGCTCGATGTGGTCAACGGCGGGCGACGAATCTAGTAAGGCGATGATACGTTGGCGATCGCAAGGCTTAGCGTCGATCGACAACGCGAAAATGGGTTCGCTATATTTCGCGGAATGGTCGCCGCCTGACGGCGTAGAAATAATGTCACCGGCCGCGTGGTCGTGGGCGAACCCCGCACTAGGAACAACTATCACTATGGACGTGATCGCGGCCGAAGCCGAATCGCCTGACCGTCACGCGTTCCTACGGTCGTGCGCGAACATTTGGCAGGCGTCTAGCCTGGCCTGGCTAATACCCGGCGTGTGGTCATCGCTAGCGACCGACGAAACGAAACCTATCGGCGGCGTACTGGCCGTCGAAATGTCGCTAACCGAATCGCGTTACTACGGCGTTCGATCGGTTCAGGTTGGTAAAACTACCGCCGTTATTCAATCGTTCGTCGTGGATACTCTCGCGGAAATGTGGCGAGAAGTAGCCCGCGAAATTGCCGCCGCGCCGACACTAAAACTAGCGTTAGTACCAGGACTCGAGGCACACACGCCGCCGCAATACTCGGCGCGCGTTACGACAGTTGGCTACCGTGAACTGTTGAAATGGACAGGCCTAGTTAGATCGATGATCAATGAAAAACGAATAACCCACTCAGGCGAATTACTACTAGGCGAACACATAAACCGCGCCGTACTGATTCAACACGAAGGCCATATATCGATTTCGTCTACGCGTTCGCCAGGCCCGATCGAACTAGCCAGGTGCGCAATATGGGCCGTCGCGATCGCGGCGAAACCCGTCTACAGCCAAAAACCGATCATGGTGATAGCGGGCTAGTAGTGTCAAGCGTGGCGGCCGCGCACACTTACCTTTCGTCGGGATCGGGAAAATGCCGCGCGGCCGCCACAAACCGCGCGTCCTAATGAACCAGGGCGCGCGGTATTCGTCCTGGGCGGTAGAGGCATACCCGAAACCAGGCCCGAAACCTGACATAATCCCACCTATGAAATTGTTTGACCGACGAGCCAAACCCGCGCTAGGCACGTCGCTACCAACGATCACAGCACTAAAACCTGTAGTCGCTAATCCGTCGAACATTCAAGCGAACGCGGGCGACGAAACAATTAAACGCCGCGCACCGATCTACGCCGAATCGCATGACCGAAACCGCGCCATGAGTATTCCCACAATTAGCCGCGCGCGCGATTTATTGGCGTCCGTTGTTAGTGGCGTACCGCTACAAATGTATACCGAAACATGGAACGCCACCGAACAAAAAAACGATCGGACAATCATTCAACCGAAATCGTGGCTACGACAAATCGACGTCGACACGACAAACGTATTTACGTTGGCGTGGACATTTGAAGACGCATTTTTCCACGGCCGGGCAATGTGGTACGTCACTAGCCGTTACGTAATGGACGGGCTACCCGCGTCGTTCACACGAATACCGATCGCGGGCGTATCGACCCCGAACCAAGTAGGCCCGATGTTCTATTCGCCCGCCAAAGAAATCATATTTCAAGGCTACGAAATTGACCCCGCAAACGTAATCCAATTTCTATCGCCCGTCGAAGGAATTATTTACCAGTCACCAAACGTAATCAATATCGCGTTGAGATTAGAGCAGGCCCGATTTAGGAACGCGTCGGCAAGCCAACCCGCAGGCGTATTAAAACAACTATCGGGCGAACCGTTATCGTCGCAAGAACTATCAGAAATGGCAATCAATTTCAACGCCGCAAGAATGAATAATCAAACCGCCGCAATATCTGAAAACTTGTCGTATACCGAAACGTCAGGAACGCCTGACCGAATGATGTTGATTGACGCGTCAGATTACACGGCCCGCGATTGCGTCAGGCTAACAAACATACCCGGCTACCTGGCCGAATTAGAAACGGGTTCATACAGTTACCAATCAGGGCCACAGGCCCGCGCCGATCTATACCAATTCGGCGCGCGTAACTATATGGAAATGATCGCCCAAACGTTATCAATGAACAACGTTACGCCGCCAGGTCAATACGTTCGGTTCGACGTCGAAAGTTATCTTAACGAAACCGTGATAAAAGATTCAGGCGTAACCGCCGCCACAGAACCGCTACCGACAATGAAGGAAACCGCGTAATGATTCAATTCGTAGCCGAACTAAAAACCCAACTAACTATCGAAGCCGCCGCACCAGGCGAACAACCGCGACGAACAATACGCGGCCTAGCCGCGCCGTACAACGTGGTAGCCGTAACGGACGGCGCTAACGGCCCGATGAAGGTTCGACTACTGCCAGGTTCGTTACCGACAGACGGTACGCCGCCAATCGTCATCAAGTACCACGACGTTACAAAACCCGTAGGCGTAGTAACCGAACGGGTATCGACAGATACGGCGATGATGTTTCAGGCCCGAATCTTGGAAACCCGCGAAGGCGACGAAGCACTAATAGAAGCCGCCGCCAAAGTGTTACGCGGCGTTTCAGTAGGGATAAACCCTACGAAATGGCACTACGACGCCGACCAGGTTATGAACGTCGAAGCCGCCGAATGGGGCGAATTGTCGCTATTAACGTTCAATCAGGCGTTCAAGGGCGCAATGATTTACGACGTCGCGGCGAGTATCCCACAAACCGCCGCCGATCTAGGGAATAATCAGAACCAACCGAAACCACAGGAGAACGCCAATATGGAAACCGCACCCGCACCAACCGCCGAACAGATCACGGCACATACGGCCGCACTCGCGGCGAACACTGCCGCACTCGCCGCCGCGACAACCGCGACCGCGCAAACGCCGCTACTATTCGCAGAACCGAAACGATCGTTTCGTATGCCAAGCGCGACCGAATACGTAGCCGCGTTTCACATTGGCGGCGATACCTGGAAAAATGTTCAAGTCGCATTTCGCAACGCGCAAAACGTGAACGCGAACCCGCTACACATTCAAGCGGCGGCGGGCGACATTCTCACAACCGACACGCCAGGAATTATCCCCGTTCCAATTCTTGGGCCAGTATTCCAAGACTTGAATTTCATGCGGCCAGTCGTGACCGCGCTAGGCGCGCGGCCGATGCCTAGCACAATGTCAAAAACATTCGTACGGCCAACCGTCACAACGCACACAAGCCAGGCGACACAAACTGAAGGTTCGGCCGTGTCGCGTACAACAATGGTGATCGCGTCGAACGTCGTCACGAAAACAACCGTTGCCGGCGGCGTGACAATCACGTACCAGGATTTAGACTGGACAGACCCGAACGCGCTACAAATCGTTATGAGCGATATGGCCGGTATCTACCTTGACGCGACAGACAATATCGCGGCCGATAATTTGCTAGCGGCCGCCACCACATCGGGCGTATGGGATTTGACATTGGTCGATCTTGTTAAGTCGTTCTACGACGCGGCCGTAGACATATACGGCACGACCAATTTCTTGCCTACTGACGTGTTCGTAGACCCCGCTACGTGGGCATTGGTCGGGCAACTAACCGACCTGGACGGCCGTTTACAATTCCCCAACCTTATGGGCGGGAATCAAAGCGTAAATAGTCTCGGCGCCACGTCGCCAGGGAACAACGTAGGCGGTAACGTTCTCGGCCTAAATTTGGTAGTCGACAAAAATTTCGCCGCCAAGACAATGGTGATTTGTAACAAAAACGCGTTCGAGATTTACGAGGAACAACGCGGAACAGTGTCCGTAGAAAACGCGACACTTTTAGCGCGCGATCTTTCGCTATTCGGATATTTCGCCACGTTCAGAGCCAACGCGACGATGATCCGCAAAATTACACAAGCCTAAGCGAAAGCCGAATAATCGGCTATGGCAACGTTCACGGTCACGCACAAACAACTACTGGACAACTACGCCGTATTACGGCTATTGACGCCAACCGAAATCGTGGTAGGTCAATCGGTAGTCGTAAGCGGCGTAGGCGCGCCATTCGACGCCACGTTCGTAGTAGTTGATCTACCGCTATATCTCTACACAGGTATCAACGGCGAAGGCGACCTAGTGTTCGACGGTACGCAACCGATAGACAACCAGGTATTGTTCGCGGTTACTGGCGCGAACGTGAACCGTACCGCGTCGCCAGGAACAATCACTTATACCCAAACGTGTACTTGGATATCTGACGCCGATTGCGACGCCTGGCTAGGCGGCATAGTTGCTAGCGCGGCCGACACAGCGTTCGTTACAACGTGCGTCGCGGCCGCTAACGCGTTCGTCTACCGCCGCCGCCAAGAGGCGGGCTATTTCGACGCGTCGCTAGCTGTCGCGCCGTCTGCCGACGTCAAACTAGGTACAGTGATGTTCGCGGGCGCGCTATACCGGCAACGCGGTTCGATTGACCAATTCGCGTCATTTGTTCAAGGTTCAGGCGGCGGCATTACAGGGCTATCACCGATCATAAAACAATTACTAGGCGTCGATCGGCCCGCGTTCGCGTAATGCCTACCGTCACGTATACCGATGATTTCAATAAGGCGTTAAAATTTGTATTCGACACGCTAGACGCCGTAACCGATATGACCGTAACCGACGACCCGCGCAACCTGAAACCGCCATGTGTACTAATCGACGCGCCATCAATCGAAGGACGCGGCGCGAACACGTTTCTACTTACGTTCCCGATCGTGATCTGTACCGTAGGGCCTAACAACCGTGACGCCTTAAAGTCGTGTATGGCATTAGTATCAAAACTTGTAGCCGCGAACGTCGGTATAACGGGCGGCCGTTCAGTAGAAAAAGAATTTGGCGGCGCACTATACCCCGCCTACGAATTATCCATGAACATAGGAGTAACCAACTAATGAAATACCGAGTAAAGAACCCCGCACTAGGTAAACCTGGGACAGAATGGACGCCGGGTAAACAACATTCAGACGCCTGGATAGAAAAAGCGTTACGGAAAGGCCATATAGAACAATCCGCGAATCACGCGGCCAAAGGTGCTAAAACTAAAACCACGAAACAAACGAAAGGTAAACCATGAGCGAAGCAAAAGTTTTATCGAACCCCGTAGTAACTGTCGGCGGCGTAGCCCTGACAGGTTGGTGCACGCGCGCGAGCGTCGTTCGCGGGTTCGTCGCAAAATCCGATAACGCGTTCGGAGACACGTCGCTAAAATCGCGCGCAGGCGTACAAAACAATAAAGCGACCCTAACCGTTTTCATGTCATACGCGGCGGCGGCGTCATATTCGATTCTCAAAGCATTGGTGGGTACACAGGTAGTACTGAAAGTGAACCCCGCGCCAGGCGCAGACAGCGCGACAAATCCAGGTTGGGTACTTACCGATACGTTCCTACCTGAACTACCGTTAATGGACGCAGAATTTGGGGAATTAGTTTCTGTCGATATAAACCTGGACGGTGGAGATTACACCGAGGACATAACACCATAACCAACGGCCCTACCAGGCCCGACGAGGATAGGACGTTTAGCAATGTTGAAAATGAAACTAACCGTAGATTTAGCAGACGGCAACGGCCCGCGCGTCATGTATACGAACATGAATTCGGACACGGAATGGGAACGTATCGAAGGCCGCCGCGCGTCAATGATCGCGACGCTAGGGCTAGGCGACTCGGATTATTGTTGCTGGGCGTACACGCTATGTAAATTAGCGGGCGACAAAATGCCAGCCACCTGGCGCGAATGGGTAGCCCTACACCCTGATATGACGATAGAGGTAGACAAATCGGTAACCGAGGCCGATAACCCAAACCCTACGAAAGCGGAACTACCCGCAGACAATTAGCAACCGTCCTAGCCGCCGTAGGTTGGTGGCCGGCCGAAGTCACATTCGATACCCGCGACTTGACTACAGTCTTAGACGTGATGAAAAAATCGGGCCAAATGAAAATAGACGGCACGTAATGGGCGCGGCAGTAATGGTGAACGTCTACGGCGTCAAAGAGGCGTTGAAAGAACTAAAACAAACCGGCCCGATCTACAAAGAAATGTTTGTCAAAGAAGCGGAACGAATCGCGCTACCCGTCACCAACGCACAAAAGGCGAGATACCCCGCCAAACTATTATCGGGCATGGCCCGAAATTGGGTAAGCAAAGGACGGCCACTATTCCCGTATAGCCAGGCGGCCGCAATTAAAGGCGTCAAGATATTCACCGAAACGGGAAAAAGAAACATATCGGTACTATCAATCGTTCAAATGGACGTAGCCGCCGCCGTTATCGACATGGCAGGGAAACGCGACATAGCCCTACCGTTAGGCGCAAGGCTCACCGACAAGTTAGGTAGCCACGCGTCGCGCGTAATGTGGCCAGGATACGAGGCCCACGCCGACGAAATCGAAAACGGATTTCGTGACCTAATAGCCGACGTAATGAAACGCGTCGGCAAAAATATAGGCGGCGCGTAATGGGAATAAAAATACCGATCGTCACCGAATTCAATTCCAAAGGAATTGACAAGGCGGTAAAAGAATTTAAGAGCCTAGAAGGTTCAGGCGCGAAAGCACATTTTGCACTACAAAAAGCGGCACTGCCCGCCGCCGCCGCATTAGCCGCCGTCGCGGGCGCGGCAACGTTCGCAGTAAAAGCCGCCATAGAGGACGCCGCCGCACAAGAACAACTAGCGGGCGTACTCATACGACAGACAGGCGCGACCGCAGACGCCGTGAAAGAAAACGAAAAATTTATATCGTCACTATCACGCCAAACCGCGACCGCCGACGACGAACTACGGCCCGCGTTAGCGTCACTAGTAACGGCAACTAAAGACGTCGCGCTATCCCAAGAGCTATTAGCAACCGCGCAAGACTTGGCGGCCGCTACCGGCGCGGATTTAGGCACAACCGTAGACGCGTTATCTAAAGCGTACAACGGCAACATGAAAGGCTTAAAAGCATTAGACCCGTCACTAATGGCCGCAATTAAATCGGGATCGTCATTCGATGAAATAATGGCGACACTGGCTAAAACGACAGGCGGCGCGGCAACCGATGCCGCGAACACGGCCGCTGGAAAAATGAAAGGCCTATCGATCGCGTTCGATGAGACAAAAGAATCGATAGGCGCGGCGTTACTGCCCGTCCTGGAAGCACTAATACCCGTACTACAAACCGTCGCGGATTTCGCGCAAGAACATACGTCGCTATTTCTTATTCTTGGCGGCACAAT